AGAAACTGTTTCAGGTAATGCGATTGTTACCCTTTTTGAGGTTTATTTAAAAGATAGTGATTTAGGTGGAGCAGGTACTGATAAATTATATTTTCATGACGGTACAAAATCACCCGCAGATTCATATGGAAGTATACAAATGTATAGTCCAGATGCGGAATCTAGCTGGGGATCAACAACAGCATCGGATTATTCTTTAGTTACTTATACTCCTTTTCCTTTCGAATTTAGTGGTTATGAACGTCGAACTAAAGGAGCCTTACCTAGACCAACTATTCGATTTGCAAATGTAAATCGAGATTTTACTGTTTATAATACAAATCATAATGATTTATTAGGTGCAAAAGTAATTAGACGAAAAACTTTAGCAAAATATTTACTAGAAAATCCACCCGTAGAGTTTCCAAAAGAAATATACTATGTAGAAAGATTAGTTTCTGAAAACCAAATCATGGTAGAATTTGAACTTACTACAAATTTTGATGTTCGTGGAGTGGTATTACCAAGCAGAAGAATAGTTGCTGCACGATGTCCTTGGAAATATAAAGATTCAACAGTTGGAGGCTGTGATTGGCCTACTGATTCTACAAAAGATATTACTGATAATAATAGTAGTACAACCTCACAAAAAATATATGTAGATGTAGATGATACTTATATTACTGCAGGCTCTCACGGAGCTACTACATATAGTGTATGGGCAGATGCAACATCATACACTAAAGATTATTTTGTAGAATATTACAGACCTTTAGCAGCAGATTATACAGTTGATGCAGCTGCTTCTGTAGATTCAACACATTCAAGATATACTACAGAAGGAACTAGTTTGGGTTTTTCAGTAAATGATTATATAAATGTTAGAGGATCAGCAGTAACTACTTGGGATCATGAAGAAATTCATTTAAAAATAAGTGCGGTTTCAGAATCAGGTGGTAATACTTTAATTACTGTTATTTCTCCAGATCCTTCTGGATTTGATGCTTATACTTCAGGTGGTTTAATTTCTAAAACTAGAAATACACTATTTAAATGTTTAAGAGCACACACTTCTGATGCACCTCGGCGACCAGGAGTCGCAACTGCTGATTGGGAAGTTGGAGATATTTGTGGAAAACGATTAACTTCTTGCAGAATGAGATATGGATATAATCCACTTGCAGGAGGAGTAGAATCAGTAATAGGACAACAATCAGAGGCAGGACAATTATTAGGTGCAGGATATTCTTCAGCCCCTACTATTGCAATAGCAGCCCCATCGTCTGGAACTACAGCAACAGCTACTTGTACAATTAGTGGTGGTATTATAAATGCAATTACTGTTACAAATGTAGGTTCGGGTTATACAACCCCTCCCGCAGTAACTGTTAGTGGTGGGTCTCCATCAACTGCTGCAACTTTACAAGCTATTGTTAGAGGAGGCGCAGGTTCACCTGATGATGTTCCATTACCTTTTGGAGGCTTTCCAGGAGCGGTGACTTACTCATGATACAAGAACATATAAAAGAACAAATACTACAGCATGTTAAACTAGAATACCCAAACGAAGCATGTGGAATAGTCACTATAGAAGCAGGAAAGGAAAGATTTCATTCTTGTACTAATTTAGCAGAAAATCCTTTAGAAGATTTCATGATGAATCCCAAAGATTATTATAGAATTTCTAAGAAAGGAGATATAAAATATATTGTACACAGTCATCCCAACGGTACTCCTACACCAAGTGTATTAGATCATGCAGCTTGTGATGTAATGGGAGAAGATTGGTTAATAGTATCCTATCCTAGTGTACATTGGCAAGAACTTGAATCAAAAAACAAAAAACCAGACTTAATAGGAAGGCAATTTATGTATGGATTATTAGACTGTTTTACGTTAGTTGAGGACTATTATCGAGAAGTATGTGATATAATACTTAAAGTTCCTCAGTGGAATAAAGATAATGGATATGAATGGGATTTCTGGGAAAAAGGAAAAAATTACTATGTAGAGAATTATGAAGTAAACGGCTTTAAAAGAATAGAAGACGGCAGTTTAAAACTTCATGATGCTATATTAATGAATATTAGAGCTCCTATATCAAATCATTGCGCTATTTATATAGGAGACAATAAAATTTTACATCATTTAGTTTCACGCTTATCATGTAGAGAGATGTATGGTCAACATTATAGACAATTTACAACACACGTACTAAGACATGAAAAATACTGCTAGAAAAATTAATTTAGAAGGTGAACTTGGAGAGAAGTTCGGTAAAGTTTGGCATTTGAATGTAAAATCGCCAGCAGAAGCTGTGCGTGCTATAGATGCACAAAGAAAAGGGTTTAGAAAATATTTTTTAGATACAGGAGAGAAGGGTATAGGATATGAAGTTATTGTAGGAGATCAAGGGCTACAACAAGAGGAAGGCTTATTATACCCCAGTCCAATGAGAGATGATTATACTTTTGTACCAGTTCCACAAGGTGGAAAAAGTCGTGCAATGGGAATGATTATGATGGGAGCTGCATTATTTATAACAGCAGGTATGGCAAGTGGTGCTTTTGCTATGGTAGGTACTGAATTAGGAGCAGCAGAATTAGCGGCACAAGGAATATTATGGGGTGAACACACATTAGGAACTGCAATAGCAGCACAAAGTTTTACAACTCAAGCAGTAATGATGATGGGAGGTTCTTTAATGATGGGTGGAGTAGCACAAATGCTAGCACCAACTATTGATTCAAGTGCTGGAAATTCAGAACAAAGTTATTTATTTGATGGTGCAATAAATTCAGCAAAACAAGGAACTCCAGTTCCAATTCTTTATGGAAGATTAACTGTAGGTGGAGCGGTAATTAGTGCAAGTATAAAATCAAATCAAGAAACTGGAAGAGTTAAAGGATACGGTCGAAGATTTGTTACTGGTATCGGTAACGCAGGTTTCGTACTTACAGGCATGGGTGGAGGATGCTTTATAGCTAATACTAATATTCTTATGGGAGATGGTACTTCAAGATATATTCAGGATATTACAATAGGTGATATTGTAAGATCTTTTGATTTAAATACAAATTCATTGATTGAAGCTAAAGTTACAGAAACTTTTATTCATAATAATGAGCCTTATTTAACAATAAATGATCACATTGAAACTACTTCAATTCATCCATTTTATTCTAATAATAGATGGATAGATGCAGGAGAGTTATTAATTGGTGATAAGATATTAAATATAGACGGAACAGAGCACACAATTAAAACAATTACAAATAGTAATTCAGCAACAGTATATAATATTGAAGTTGATAAAACACATAATTATTTTGCTGAAGGTTATTTAGTTCACAATAAAAAAGATCAACATGGACAAGAACAACAGGATTGGACGAGTATAGAATAATGACAAAGGAAACAAGAAAACCAATAATTATAGGATCTAAAAAAGGTGGTGGTGGTGGCGCTACCGAAGCCTCAGATACTTTATTTGCTAGGCATAATGCAGCGGTACTTGATGTAGTATCTGAAGGAGAGATTGTAGGTTTAGTACATGGAGCATCTTCTATATTTTTTAATGATACTAGAATAAGAGAGAAAGAAACATTAGAATATAATTTTAAAGGTGTAGAAACTATAGAACGATACGGAACTCAAGATCAAGATATTCCTAAAAGATTTTTAAGTGATTTTTCAACTGCATCAGTTACTCAAGATTTTTCTGGAAATGGTAAATTAGAGTTAAATACACCACAATATTTAAAGATTACTACTGGAAGCATAGAAAGATCATTAACAGATTATCTTAAGGTTTCAATTTTTACTGATGCAATGTATAAAGTTGATAAGAAAGGAGATAATCAAGGAGATACAATAGGATCAACAGTATCATTTGATATTGATTTCATATACACAAACGATGCAGGAATACAAACTGTTGTAGCATATCGAACAGGTTTTAATGGTAAATGTAGTTCAAAATATACCCATACTTTTGGTATTGATGCAGAAGCCTATCAACCTTTTAAAGATTGGGAGATAAAAGTTACAAGAACAGCAGGAGAGGTTTCTTCACCAGAATATAAAGTTTTTAATAATATATATTGTGGTATTATAGAATCTCAAATAACAGATAAACTAGAATATCCATTAACTGCTTATATTGGTACTAAGTTAGATGCTGAAGCATTTGGTACAAGCATCCCTAAAAGAGCATATGATCTTAAAGGTGTAAAAATTTCTGTACCAACTAATTATTTTGCTTCAGATGTTGCAGCAAAGAAAATAACACTTGCTGATGCTACAAATTTCGTAGTAGGGGATAGTATAAGCTCTAATTTTTCAATTAGTACTATAACTTCTGACGATGCTGTTAACGAGGGTTTAACAGCTACTGCAACTTGTGCATCTGCTCATGGAATTCCTGTAGAGCAAATTTGGCGTACTACTATTTCAGGAGTAACTGTAAATTCTGGTACTAATTACTATAATGGAACTTTTGATGCTGTAGCTACAACCGCTACAAAGTTTACATATCAAATGTCTAATGATCCTGATGATGATACAGGGGCGGGAACTATGGTAGGTACGGCAGCTTCTGGAACAGTTCTTTCAAAATCTAGTAATGATGTTATAGTAAGAGATATTTCTAATAGATTTGTATTAAATAGTACAGTTTATGATACTACAAATCATTCAGGTAATTCAACAACTATTTCAGCAATCGCTGATAATCCTATAAACTTTGCAAGTTATACAAGAAATGTTAGTACAGGTGCTATAGAAACTACAGACCAAGATTGGGACGGTAATTTTTATACTTCTTGGACAGATAACCCTGCTTGGGTTTATTATGATTTATTAACTAATAAAAGATATGGTTTAGGTAATTATATAAATGGTGATGATGTAGATAAATGGGAATTATTTTCTATTGCAAAATACTGTGATGAATTAGTAAATGATCCTACAGATTCTACTGGAGCTACTACAGAGCCAAGATTTACATGTAATTTATACTTAACCAAAGCCACAGAAGCTTATAAAGTATTACAAGATCTTGCCTCTATATTTAGAGGTATGCAGTATTGGATAAATGGTACTATAGTTCCTGTTCAGGATAGAGAAAAAGACCCTGTTTATCAATTTACAGACGCAAATGTAATAGGTGGAACTTTCGAGTATGAAGGATCAGCAAGAAAAACTCGCCATAATATGGCAAAAGTTACTTATAATAATCCAGATAATTTTCACAAACAAACAATAGAGTATGTACAAGATGCAGAATTATTAGCGAAAGAGGGTTCTTTTCCAAAAATAAAAAATATAGCCGCGTTTGGTTGTAGTTCAAGAGGACAAGCTCTACGTTTAGGAAAGTGGTTATTAACAACTGAAAAATTAAACTATGAAACAGTTAAATTTAAGACTGGATTAAACGCATCCTTTCTTAGACCTGGCGATGTTATTAATGTATTAGATGCAAGAAGGCAGGGAGTAGGTTGGGCAGGTAGAGTATTAAAACCAACAACCTCTAGTCAATTAGTTACAAATGGAACTTTTGGTAGTGGAATAAGTAGTTGGACACAAGGAACTGCTACGCAAGCACATGATACTTCAAATAAAAGAATTAAATTAACGTCAGGCGGAACAGCACAAACCCCTAGATCTTATCAAAGTTTAGGAACTTTAACAGCGAATAAAACTTATAGAGTTAAAGCAAGAGCTTTTTGTGCTCAGACTATGGATAACGATCAATATGCTACTGTTAGTGTTACAACAGCTACAAATGCAACTGGAGATTTAACAGCAACTGGAACATATCGTACTCAAAGTACCACAGCAACATTTATAGATTTTACAGTAACTGTAGGCGGTAGTGATGCTACTCATTATTTACAATTAGAAGGTGTAAATTTAGATGATACAGAAAACGTAAGTTTTGATTCTATAGAAGTATATCAAGTAAATACTACAACCTCTGTGAGAATTGATAGAGATGTAGTTATTGCTTCTGGAAAAACATATACATTAACATTAACTAAACCTGGTTATGTAGCTAAACTTGCACAAGATAGTGCAACTATATCAAGTACAGCATATACAAGAGGTGATATATTATCAAGTATTACAACACAAGAGGCTTCTCAAAAAGTACAAGATGATAGTAATGATAATGTATTTGTAGATTGGTCACCTTATATATATTCAGAAACCAAAACTGTAAATACTAGTGCAGCAACTGTAAGCACTCTAGGAGTTAGTTCAGCATTTTCAAAAGTGCCAGATGATGAAACAATTTGGATACTTCAACGAACAACTACTGCAGACGAATTAAAAGCTCAACAATATACTGTACTAGGAATAGCAGAAGATGGTGAGGATAAGTTTGATATAACAGGTTTAAAATATAATGCAAGTAAATTTGACTTTGTGGATAAAAGAGAAGAATTAGAAACCCATAGAACAATAAATGCTCCAACAGGCGATCATGTAATTCCACCTCCAACTAATTTAAGAATAGTTCCAGCAGCTGTAAAAACTGCAGGAACACTTACAGATTTATTAAGTGTTGCTTGGGAACCCCCAAAAGTAAATACAAGTGGTACATACGATGCAACAACTACTGCTAATAATACAATACCATATGAATTTACTAAAGGATATGAAATAAGATTTCGTACTAGTGATCATGAAGAAACCGATTGGCAGATGTTAGGGATAGTAATTCCTCCAACAATAAGTATAAATCAACCATATGAAAGTACATATAATTTTCAAATACGTACTGTAAATATGAATAATATGATGTCTACCCCATTAGAGGGTAGCTTTGTAGTAACGCCTTCTTCAGGTGTATCAAAATCAGAGGGAGTAGTTTCAGGAGTAAATTTAGGTGGACGAATTGATAACGCAATAAAATTAACCACTAGTAATGTTACTATTGGTAGTACTGCCCCTGTAGTTACAAATGCTATAGCAGTAGAAAAGGCTGCAGCAAGTGATCCAGGAACATTAGCTTTTGTAGGATTATCTACAGATGAAACAGGATATGTTTATTGGGATTATAGTGCAGGAACTTTAACAGCAAAAGTTACAGATTTAGGAAATAAAACATTTTATAGTATTGGTGGAAGTGAATGGACATCTATAGCCACAGATACAGTAGCTTGTACAGAAGGTGATGCAGATCATGTAATTACTGGTACAAACACTACTTTTACTAGTGATTTTACAGTTGGATCATTAATAAGAGTAGATGATGAAGACGAGGAAACTTATACTATTGATACTATAACAAGTGATACAGTTTTAAGTGTAATAGAACCTATTTTTAAAACTCAAACTACAGCTTCAATTAAAAAACAAAGTTTTGTTCCAGATCGAGTAAATGATGTAATATTAGCTTCAGTTACAGAAGCCTCTGGACCAGCATGGTCTATTGTAAGACATGCACAATATACTGCTGAAGTAATTGAAACAGGAGACATAGCAGATAATGCAGTAACGACAACAATTATAGCTGAAAATGCAGTAACAACAGAAAGTATAGCAACTAATTCAATAACCTCTCTTTTAATCGCTACGGGCGCTATTGGAGAAGTTACTATAGAAGCAAATTCTATTACTACTGTTGAGATAGCATCTAATTCTATTACAGCAGCATTAATAGCAGCTAACTCAATAGATACCGCAGAAATAACTAGTGGTAGTATAGATACACTCCATATTGGAGCTAATCAAATTACAACAGCATTAATAGCAGCTAATTCAATAGATACCGCCGAGATAGTAACGGGTAGTATAGATCAAGTTCATATATCAGCAAATTCTATTGGACAATCACAATTACAAACAGATGCTGTTATAGCAGCTCATATATCAGCAAATTCTATTGGAACGTCAGAAATTACTTCAGGTGCTATTGTAAATGCTTCTATATCAGCAAATTCTATTAATTCTAGTTCAATAACAGCTAATTCAGTAAATGCTGTTATTATAGCTACAGATGCTGTAGATACTCTTCAAATAGTTGATGATGCAGTTGAAAATGCTCAAATAGCTAGTAATGCTGTAAACCAAGACTCTATTGCAGCGGGAGGAGTTGGAACAGCAGAAATTGCTGCGTCTGCTATTACTCAAGCAAAAATAGCCGCAGATGCAATAGGGTCAGCACAAATAATAGCAGATGCTGTAGGTGCTGCCGCTATTGCTGCAAATGCAGTTGGAGCAGCAGCTATTGCAACTAATTCTATTGGTACAATAGCGGTAATAGCAGGTGCTATTGGTACTACTGAAATAGCTGCAAATGCTATTACATCAGCATTAATAGCAGCAAATCAAATAGATAGTGCAGAAATAGCCGGAGGAGCTATAGATAGTGCTCATATTGGAGCTAATCAAATTACAACAGCAAAAATACTAGCAGGAAATGTTACAGCAGATCAAATGGGTAGTGGATCTATTACTACTGCTAAGATAGCTGCTGGAAACATTACTACTGCAACAATAGCAGCTGGAGCAATTACAACAGCTAAGATAGCTGCAGATCAAATTACATCTGCATTAATCGCTGCAAATCAAATAGATAGTGCAGAATTAATAACGGGTAGTATAGATTCTATTCATATATCTTCAGGAGCAATTACAACAGCTAAGATAGGAGCAGATCAAATTACTACTGCAACAATAAATGCAGGAGCAGTTACAGCAGATGAAGTTGGTACAGGAGCAATTACAACAGCGAAAATAAATGCTGATGCTATTACAACAGCTAAGATAGCAGCAAATAATATTACAGCTGCAGAAATTAGTTCAACTTCTAGTATGAATTTATCTATAAATAATGGAGATGCAGGGGGTTGGGAAATAAGTAGTACTCAATTAAAAACTTCTGATGATAAAATAATTATAGATTCAGATAATAAATATATTTTAATAGCGGATTAAATCATGGCAAATAGAGTATTATTAGGATATAGACCTGCAGTTACACAAGGTAATAGTACAGTATCTCCCGCAGGATATGGATTATTCGTTTCCAGTCCAGGAGAAAACGTACTTACTTGTATGGATGAGGAATTAACTTTTGATAGTCGAAAAGCTAGAAGTGCACAAGTATATAGAGGGGGATCTCAAAGTGCAATTTCTGATAGTGGGCTTACTTGGACAACAGGAGATATACCATCTTTAGGGTATATTCCTATGATTATAGTTACAGAAGATAGAATGGGTAGATTTATTGCAGATGGTGGAAGTGATCCAACTTGGGAATATATGTTCACATGTACTCAAACAGCTTGTTGGAGTAGTACTACTAGTAAACTTATACAAGCAAGTAATACACATATTGCACAGAATTTAACATCTAATAATTATATAATGAACGAAGGAAGAGGGGGTAGTTATGAATTAAGAGATTCTGCAAATGTTAATTTAGTAGTACTTAGAGTCCCCCTTCAATATGGAAAAATGACAGAGTCAAGTTTATGGTAGAAGATTATGGCAAATAGAATTTTATTAGGAAAAAATATACAATCAAATCATGGTTATTCAAGTGGTAGTCCAGGATATGGACTTTGGATATCTAGAGCTACTAAAAATGTTCTTACATGTACTGCAGATGAATTAATTTTTAATACAGATGATGGTAGTGGTACTAGAGTTGATGTTGGTATTCTTCAATTAGTACCTGTTGATGCAAATGGAACTATAAATCAAACTGAAAGTTCCATATCTGCAGGAAATGATTCAGATTCAACTTGGTTAAATGTGGGAAGTAATCATCTACCCTCATGGAAAAGAAGTGCGGCTCAACGACATGGAACAGCAACTTGGAGTGGTACTACTACAGCAAATATATCAAATCCTACTTCACAACATGTTACAACAAATTTTTCCTCAAATGCAGCTACGGGTACTTATGAGATGTATGTTTATAAAGGATATAGTCCAAGCGCATTATGGTAGAAGATTATGGCAAATAGAGTTTTATTAGGAAAAAGGGGTTCAGATCATGGACTATTTGTATCACAGGCAGGAGATAATGTAATTAGTGATGATAATTTATCTTTTGATACAAGATGTGTTGGAGGATTTTTTGTTGCTTTAAAAGGAGAAGGTTCTATTGTTGCTCCAGCTCATATGGATCAAGGAGGAACAGATTTTAGTGATTTAAATACTACAACTACTGCTACTATTCCACATGGATTAGATTTTACTCCCGCTTTTGCAGTCAGATGGTGTTATGCTAAAGACTTAACTTCTAGTGTAGCGGATAGAATGTATCATCCCTCTAGATTACATACTAATGAGATAGATTATACGACAGGTACACAATATTATGCAAATGGGGGATGTGAAGCTAGTATTGATGGAACAAATTTAACAATAACAAACCATGAAAATGGATCAGGGAAATGGATCGCAGGTTCTGGTTGGCAATCTTTTAGTAATATGGAAGCAAGACCCATTTATTATGCTTATATAATATTTCAAATGGAAAACTTTAATGGAGGATATTCAATATAATGGCTACTTTAAACATATTTTATGATACAAATAAAGATATTATTTGGCAAACTTTTAATGAGTGTCCAGAAAGTCTTATTTTAGATCAAAAATCAAGTAATAATCTTGATCACTTAACTATTGAAGCAGAACAAGCTTATGATGCAAATACTTATTATATCAATGGTGATGGTGATGATGTATTAGCTTATTCTACTTTTTCACCTACATATAGTGCAACTGAAGTTGTCTTGGATGCAGTTATAAATATAACAGGAGTACCAAGTGGAACCGAAGTATTTTTAGATAATGTATCTACAGGAACAATGTCAAATACAACACTAACTTTAACAGGAATACAAGCAGGATTATTTAATATTAAATTAAAACAAACTCATTATATAACACACGAAACATGGGTTAAAGTTAAAAGGAGAGGAGAATGAATATAGATTTAATAAAAGTAGGTGCAACTTATGATACTAAAAGGGCTTCTTATTATCCTGATCTTGGAGAGCAATTTGATCTTTTATATCATGCTATAAATGATGGAGACTTTGGAGAAGATGCAAAGACTACAGATTTTTATACTGAACTAAAAGCAGTTAAAGATAAATACCCAAAACCTTAACCAAACCTAAAAATACCACAATAAAATTATGATGGTATTAAAATTTTGTACCTCTTAAAAAATGATACTTGACAGCGTATATAGATTTTGGTATAATATATGAAATGGAGGATTTTGAAAAATGCCAGCAGGAAAATATGACTTAGTACTCGATCAGGGTTCTGATTACGCAACGACTTTAACACTTACAAAAGATGGTTCAGCTATTAATTTAACAAATTATACAGCTCGATCACATATACGAGCAACTAAAGAGTCTAGTAATTATGTATCTTTTACTATGACTTTTCCTGATAGAGCAGCAGGACAAGTTACTATGACCTTACCTTCTGCAACAAGTTCTAGTATGGCAGCAGGGAGTTATGTATACTCTCTCGAAATAGAAACCAGTGCAGGTGTTGTAACTAGACTTATAGAAGGTAGCTTAACTTTAACTAGAGAAATTACTCGATAATGGCTAGTAATAGAATAGGTAAAACTTCTGCGAAGTTGGCAGAAATGCCGCCTCATACTTGGACAATAGAACTAGCAAGTTTTATACTAGAACAAAAAGTAGTTAAAGAAAATTTATATAAAATTCCTGTAAATGAACCATTAGTTGAGAACTTATTAAAAGAGCCTTTAAGAAATC